AGAGAAGATGAAAAAAAGGGGAAACAAAATGAAACAAATAAAAGCAGAGTTAGAAAAAGGTAAAGACGGTAAAGAATATCTTGTAGTAAAGGACGATAGAGATGAAGATAAAAGAAAGTAGACTGATAAGGTTATTTATAGCACTAGGCGGATTCACAGCAGGAGTCGGCTTAGTTGCTTTTTTATTCTGGCAGCTAGGAGTGTTTGAAGAGTTCATAAACATACAAGAGTTTGGATCAAGTGTTTACGGACATATAATGTATTTTACTGCTTACATATTCGCAAAGCTTTCTTTGTTTATACCATTAGGTCCGATAGTGGTAGCATTTAACCAGGTTGCACCTAATTGGAGCACAATTTTAGTTGGCGGAGTAGCTGAAGTTATAGGCGGAGTGTTGCTATACACATTCGGCTTTTTCTTCGGAGTCAGATTAATTGAGTGGGTTGCGGGAGAAAAGGCATTAAAGAAATGGGGGAATATCCTGGAAAAGGGCAAGTACACTATATTTTTATCTTTTTTGTTTCCTTTCTCACCCAACCAAGTAGTTATGATGTTGTGCGGTAGTGGGCGGATGAAATTAAGACAGTATCTACCTATGGTCGCAATAGCACAACCCATTGGAGTAGCTACTACGGTTTACGGCTTTAAAGCACTAACTATATTAAAACCTTTATGGTTGTTTTTACCTTTGGGATTTGGTATAATACTTATAACAATGTATATGTCTTATAGATATCAGCACAAGATTGATTGGTTGATGGATAAGGTTTTGAGAAGAGGAAAACATGATAAAAATTAATTACAAATACTTACAACACTTGTTTGATATACTTACGGACGAGTATATGTCGGGAAATATGCCAGAGAACGGAGTAGATATATTGGAAATGATAGAAAAACCTATGGTTGTTAGGGCAAGATTAAGCGACGAACAGCACAAGATATTAAGCAAGTTTTTGAGAGAGCACCAGGAGATCAAGAAAATGATTGCTAGAAAAATGGAGGAATAACAATGTATAGGTTAACATTAGTAATAACCGAGAACACCGAGTATTCGCTTAATATAGAGTTTAGCGATAAAGACTCAATGCTTGCTTGGGCGAGAAATGCATATCCGTGTATGACGGGTGTGAGATATAATAAAATTGGAGGTAGAAAATGAAAGAAGTTATAAAATACGGAATACTGGCCTTAACTGTATTTATTTTGGTAATATCAACATTTAGTATAATAGGGTATATAAATTTCAAACAAGACAAACAAGCAACTTTAGATGAGTTATATAATATAACCTATGAAATAGGTGAACCATTCGAAGAAACAATCGGAGATTTCGACAGTCAGGCATTTGGTGGCGAGGTTGAATATACTTTTATATATAATTCAGAAGAAAAAGAAATTTTCGTAACAGAGTTTGATGGCAATAATGGATGGGGAGTTCACTTTTATTTAGAAGAACAACCATTATATTCAGACAACCTACTTTTATGGAGCGTAGAAATATTTTATATATCAAAAGATAAAGATAAATCAGTTTTGTTAGACTTTTATCCAGATAATGAGTTTTACAGTCAGTATAGCATTAAAGAGTGGCAAAAAAGATTAAAAAATATAGATTATAAAGATATTGAAAACTTAATTGAAAGGATGGGATATTAATATGAAAAAAGAATTATATTTATTTAGAAAAGAAACTGAAACAATACCACAATACAAACTAACAATGCTTACTCGTAAGGGTATGAGATGGACGAAACAGATCAAGGTTATAAGTAATAAATACCGTGAGGCCGTAATCAAGGATGTAGTAGAGTTTATGCTATTGGCGGATGAGTTTAGAAAAGACCAGAATAAGAGCTTTAAGCGACCAAATGTTGACGGTTATAAGATATCATTAGAGGTTTGACTATCGAACAATTGTTTGATACAATCATAGTGCAGTTCATGAAGTTCCTCCTTTTAGACTGCGGGGCGGGTAAAACCGCCTCTATATCAAAGTAAAGGTTGTGCTAGTTCGATTCTAGCGACTTTGACGATTGGAGGAGTATATGGAGTTTTATATAAACGATAATGAATTAGAGTTTGACGAGTTCCAAGAAGAGATGAAAAAAGACTTAAAGGCCGATAAAGACGGTAAGGGCAAAGCATTGAAATATTTATCAGACATAGAGAATAAGACAGTAAGGAATAATTTTAAGATCAACGGCCGACAATATAAGATTGTAAGGTAGGAGGACATAATGGAAAAAAATAAAGGTGGTCGTCCTAGAAAAGAGATAGATTATGAGACAGTAGAGAAGTTGTCTTCTTTGTTTTGCACCCAACAAGAAATAGCTTCTTTTTTGAATTTGTCGTTAAGAAAATTGCAGGGTGACGAAAAGTTTATGCACATCTTTAAAAAAGGACAACAAAATGCTAAAACAAGTTTAAGGCGATATCAGTTTAAGAGTGCGGAGAAAGGCAATGTCACAATGCAGATATGGCTAGGCAAACAATACTTAGGTCAAAAAGAGCCAGCAAAGATAGAAGAGGCAAGCGAAGAGTTCAAAGTTCAATTAGTGGATGACATAAAGAAAGAGGTAAACGATGCAAGTTAGGTTGTCGGAATCATTATCGCCAGTGTTTTCTGATTATCACACCAAGTTAGGTGTGTATAGTGTTTTAAGCGGCGAGAAAGGCAATGCTAAAGAGTATGTATATAATATGACCGAGGGCGGAAGAGGTAGTTTTAAGACTTCGACCAATGCAGTAGAGTTAGCACTGTTAATGTTAATTCCTAAAACCGACATAGTAGTATTAAGAGAAAACTATAAAGACCATAGAGATTCAACATATATTGAGTTAATAACAGCATTTAGGCGATTAGGTATGAATTTGAAACCTGGCAAACATTATCCGCGAGGCAATGATTTGTGGATTAAACTACCAAATGGTAGTAAAGCGAGATTTTATGGTGGTGTTTCAAAAGACTATGAGAATATTAAGGGTAAAGCACCGACTCCTGGAAACATTGTGAGGGCGGTGTGGTTTTTTGAGATAACACAGTTCGAGAACGATTTTGGCATGGAGCAGATAGAAACATCTTATATCCGTGGTGATAAAGGTGAAGATAATATATTCAAAGTTTTCTATGAGTGGAATCCACCAGAAAGCCGAAGTCATTGGGTATTTAATTGGCGAGAGAAGAAAAAGCAGCTAGACAATGTAAATTATGTATATGTAAATTACAACGATCATCCAGAAGATTTACAAAAACGGTGGTTGGGCGAGCATGCTTTAAACAAGATTGAGGGATTGAAGCGAATAGACGAACAGATGTATAAGCACATTTATTTAGGCGAGGCAATCACATTAGGTGGTAAGATATATAAGAAGTTTAGAAGAGATAAGCACACATTTACAATTACTGATAAAAAATTGGAATGGTTTAAGAACAATACAACCGACTTGATAAAGATTGGAGTTGACACAGGGTATAGAGATAGATTTGTATGCACAGCCGAATTGTTTCATAAGAGATTCAATGAAATGTATGCCGCTGAGACATTGTATATGGACAACTCAACGAAAGAAAAGAGAAACACAATCACTGGAAATGTTAAGGGTGTTGAATATGACCCAAACGATGCAGTCAGAGAGATGTTCGAGTTTGCATCAAAGGTGCGAGAGAAATATCACAATAAACATGTGTCATTGGAGTTAGAGAGTGCAGACGACGGATTTTATAGACTGGCAGTTGATTACCAAACAACACATAAGATATACTGGGTATCTGTGCGAAAAGTCAATAAGGGCAAAAAGGATGCCAAAGCTGAGAGTGCAATCCAGGAGAGGATAAATTTCTTCAACATATTAATCGGAGCCGATGCTTTCTACATTAACGAAAAGTGTGTGGAGTTGGTAAATGCATTCGAGGATGCGGTGTATGATAAGAACGAAAAACGAAGAGACGACAACACTACTACTTGGAACGACTCACTAGACAGTTGCGAGTATGGTGTGTTAGAGTATATAAAAAACATGCAAACGAGAGTATTGTATAACTCAGGAAAAAGGAGTGTTAAATGAATTCAAACAAACAAAAGGCACTAACAAGAATATCAAGGGACAAGGGGCTTAATGTCGTTATAATGGACGACCACAAACAAATGGCTTATAACAAACAGTTGTACCGTGGGAAGATTGACGGATTCCACGACTATAAAATAACTGATGTTAAGGGAAGAACTCATACAGCCGAGAGGTTGTCGACTCAAATAGGCAAACGAATAGCCGAAGACTTCACTTCGTTGTTGTTTAATGAGAATAGTAGAGTATACTATGAAGACGACAGACAAAACGATGTGTTGCAGGACATTATAGAAGACAACAATTTTTATGAAAGATTTGGTAAGTTTTTAGAAACATCTTACGGAGCACTTGGAAACGGGTATGCGGTTGTGTATTATAACGATGGCAAACCGAAGATTGATTTTATTAACGGTGACGACGGATACATAACATCACACGATAATGGTGAGACTTATGGAATAGTTGTATTAAATGAGAAGTCTTACGGTTCTACGGAATATACACATCTAACATTTCACACATTTAGCGATGGAGAGTATAAGGTGGAGCATCAGTTTTTTGAGAACGGAAAGAACACTCCAAAGGCGAATAAAGATATAGGAAGTCCAATGACTAACACGGAGAAAATATCGCAGGTGTTTAGACTTGATAAGAGAAGCCTTGATAATATACAGTCTGGCGACGAGTTTATATGGAGTATAATAACCGACCATAAATATTTCGTTCACTTTAAGCCGAATATCAAAAATAATCACAACATTAAGAGTCCTTATGGAATAAGCATAATATCTAATGCCAGGGATTTGATTAAAGCACTGGATGAAGTATACACTGCATCTGTCGAAGAGTATGAGAACGGGAAGTCAAGGATATTTGTAAACACGAGTTTGTTAGAAAAGAAAATGATACCTAGATCAGACGGCTCACAAGATATGATCAATTTCTTTGACGGCGATAAAACAGAATATGTGGCAATGCCGCTTGATAGTGAAGATGAGCCGATAAAAATATATAACCCGACATTAAGAGAAGAGCAATATAATAGTGCGATAAATAGAATACTTGCTTCAATAGGTTTTCAAGTGGGATTTGGAAAGAGCTATTATCAAATGAAAGACGGGTTAGTGGCATCAACGGCGACCGAAGTTAAAATGAATAAGTCCGACCTATGGCGAAACATAAGAAAACATCAGAACTTATTAGGAGAACAATTAACAGATTTGGTTGCCGCATTATTGGATGCTAGCGATTTAGAAGTAGAGAGAGATAAAATAAGAGTAGAGTTTGACGACTCAATCATAATAGACGACGAGGCAGAGTATGAGAAAGCAATGCGAGAGTATGACAAAGGAATGATGACAAAGAAAGAGTTCATAATGCAATATAGAGGAAAGACGGAAGAAGAGGCAGAAGAGATAATAAACGGAGTAGAACAAGAGCAATCACAAGAGCAGAATGCACTATTTGGCATAGGAGCAGAAGATGAAGACGAATTATCTGAATAATTGGATTGATAACTTCCAAACTCGAATAGAAGAAAAAGTATCTAAAATGCTTACTCGTGCGGAGACCAAGCAACTGACAAAGGCATTGGGAAAGATTGTTAATCGAGTAAAGAAAGGCGATATAACTATTTATCAAGCACAACGGATAATCGATAGTTATGGGTTGTCGGAAAAAGTTTACAACATTGCTGCAAATGCGGCGATTTTAGGCAGTGCAATTGAAGTTTATATGTCTAATAGAAATAATAGAGAAGTCATAAACAAAGTAAGGCCAGTTATTGGCAACCTAGAAAGAAGCCCGAAGAAGACCGCGGACAAAATGGTGAAGATAGCTGAAAAGAGCGAAGACAGTAAACAACCGAAGTGGATGGAAGAAACTGTGCTTTATTTAGCAAGTGGTGTTGGCAATGATTTAAGGAAAGAATACAAGAAGAAGTTTAAGCAAAACCAAAAGTATGCAAATAGAACAATAGCACAACAAGTTAATAAAGACTTGGCGAAGTTCAAAAAAAAAGAGAGAGCCGAGATAGCAGATAGAATAAATAAGAAGTGGAGAAAGCCGAGAACAATAATAGTTGATGGTAAGAATACAAAAGGCACAATGGCCGAGGCTTATTCGAGAAGAAACATAGAATCACAAGTTCACAACCAAACCGAGGCAGTAAAAGCAACCGATGCTTTCAAAAAGGGACTCCGCTTCAAACAATGGATAACTCAACAAGATGAAAGAGTGCGAGTATCTCATAAAGTTTTAGACGGCCAAACAATACCAGTAGACGAGGACTTTAATGTAAGTGGCAATAGTGCATCATATCCTGGCGACCCGCGATTGCCGATAGGGGAGAAAATAAACTGTCGTTGTAAATTAAGGTATAAGAACGATTTATTTTAACTCCTTGACAAACATATGTTCGAGTTATATAATTACATCAACAAGAGGCACGGCTCTTAAACCGTGGAATAAGCCCGCTATGGGGCGAATTAAAATGCATAGGTGGTGGCTCTCACCATAATAGGAGGACAATATGAAGTTTGATGTTAAAGATTTCATAGAACAGGCTAAATCTGAAGACGGCAACATAGATTATGAGAAGATCAACGAGAAAGTGAACGAACAGTTCAATAAACAAGCGAATGATCTAATTGTCAAAAAACAGAAAGAGGCCGAGAAAAATGCAGTTAATAGTTTTCTAAAAGAACACAACCTTGAAAGCTCTGACGACCTGGATAACTTAATGAAGACTAAAAAGGAATATGAGGAAACTCAAAAAAACCTTGAAGAGTACAAAACACAAGTAGACTCGTTATCTAGTGAAAAAGAGAAAATGGAAAGGAAAACAAAATTACTGCAAAAAGGGTATGGACTTAACGACCCTGACGAATTAGATTTCGTTGAACTGAAAGTCAATAAAAGGCTAAAGCAAGACGAAGACACTGACTTTGACACTGTGCTTGAGAGTATAAGTGAAGATTACCCGCCACAAAAATTAGCGAAGTATTCGACACCTAGAAACAAGGGTAGTGAAACAGAGAAGAAAGAATCAGAGTTTGGCGATGGCCTTAAAGAAAAATATGGTAAAAAATAAGGAGGCCAAAAATGGCTACAACACAAATTAATGCAATACATGTAAACGAATCATTAAGTTCGGTATTTAGGGATATTCTATATCACGAAAATCACTGGCTACCAGAACAAACCTTTACAGAAAAGTTCCAAAACACACCAGGTGCAATAGGTGGAGTTCTTTATGTAAACAAATTAGAAAAGAATACAATATCTGCTGAACTTCCAGGTGGAGACTTTACAGATACTGATGGCTCAACTGACCAAGTGGCAGTTCACTTGAACAATGCTTACTTGAGAAGTGAAAAAGTTAGAAACATAACGATGAAACAATTGTCTGACGACACTAAACTTCAAGAGGCAACTTTTGAAAAGGTTATGTTAGAGGCTCAAGAAGCTTGGACAACTGGCTTTACTGCAAAAGTAGTTAGCGAAGGAACAGATATAGCAGACTACACCGCTATTGATGCTGATAATGTAAAAGAAAAGTTCCTGGATATGAGAAAATCATTAAGAGACAAGAAGATTAGACCAGCATATGCAATCGTAAACACAACAGTTTATACTGCTATGCTAAATTATGCCGGAAAAGAGTTTATACCTAACCCTAATGAAGAAACTTTCAGAACAGGTTTAGTTGGTAGATTCTTCGGAATGGACATTTATGAATCGACTGCACTAGCAGAATCTGCGGCTAAATACAGAGATGAAAGTGGAACAGAGCAAACAGTAGACTTAACACAAGTTGAAATGGTAATGGCTAGACCACAAGATATTGTTAATGTTGTTTCTTTGAATATGGCTAGAATAAAAGAATCAGAACAATTTAACGGCTCAAAATGCCAAATTGAAATGGTAGCTGGTTTCAAAGTTTTAGACAGTGAAAGAGTAGCAATCAAATACAATACTGACCCAACTGTTTAATAATTAATTAAGGGGGCTTCGGCCCCTTTTATGTCTTTAATAGATTATAACTGGTGCAAATCCAGAGGAGGCACAAATGATAGAATATAAATTATTAACACAGCCATATACTGATAACAAGGCAAAATGGGATAGCGACGAAGAACTTTATGTGTTGGATGCTGATTATTTCACCAAGCGAACTGGTATTGACTTGAACGAGTTGCTAGGAAGTGAAGTTCAGACCAATGCATTTTTATTGTCTTCATCTCATAGGTTGTATAATTTAATAGACGACTTTGCGAATGCAGAAAACAGATCACATAACATTGAAGTTAAAAGATATATAATGGCGAGGAATCACTCGAAGCGAAAAGGAATAATTGATGCTTTGGTTAGTTTTGTAAGAGCCGCAATAGATACAGACATCGATAGAGTGGGCGACGAGTGGGAACTCCGCGGACAGTTACTAAACAAAACCAAAAACATAGACTTACCAAACGACACTGAAAGGATATTAAGAGCGAACGGATTAACATTTAGCGGCCGTTACGGATTCGAGGTGGTTAAATGAGATTAGGTAATAAAGGTAAGTATAGAAGAATAGGCAAGTTATACAAGTTGGAAGACACGACTAATTATGAGCCGGTGTTTAGCGAAAACCCAGTAGTTTTTAGATACCAGATATCAAACGGCCAAAACATGCAGAAAGAAGAGTATAAGTTGTTTTCTAACTGGATAATGCAGTCGAGCAAAACGGTAGTTGAAACAAACTCAATGGATAGTTTTGAAAAGGGCGATAGAGTTAATTTAGACGACGGCGAGTATATGATACAACGAGTTATTGAAAAGATTGATAGAGAGCAGTTGAACGGCCGAAAAAAGATGCTAAACAAAAGGGTGGTGTTGTTCTGTGAATAAAAAACTTAATGAACGGAAAGAGTTATAGGAGTAAAAAAGCAGCTGAAAGATTAAAGGAGATAGAGCAATGATATTAGTTTTCGGAATTAAACTAGTGGCAGAATCTAAAGAAAT